CGCGCTGCATTGACTTTTATCCAGCCACTCCAGCATCGCCTTGTGGCGTTCTGCTGGGTCGTGCGTTGTCAAACCTATAACGTACAGCTCCTGCACCGCGCAGTTTGCTTTCTTTTTGGGCGTGGGCAGTGGTGCGTTGCTCAAAATGAGATTGTCCTGGGCAAGTGATACCGTCACTAGCACCATCAGGAGTGCAGCCCAGCGCATACATTAGTGTTTTCCTATCCAATTGCCAACATAGCCCAGGATGCTGCCTAACGCGGACACCACTACCATGCCCATCCAGAAGCCGCCCTTGCCTTTATTTGCCATCTCTACAAGCCGGTCTATTGACGTTTCCATCTTGTCAATCTTGGCAGACATCTCGTCAAACCTTCTCTCGTAGTCCTGCACCTTCTGCCAGAGGACTCCGTATCGGATCGGGTCAATAGTTTCGGGGGAGTTCATTACCAAGGCACTCCAGCCGCAGTTACTGGATTCTTTTGCAGTTCAATTTGCTGTGCTAGTGCTGCCTCTGTTGCGTCCTTGTCCACGCCTGATGCCCAGCACCAATCCAAGACCTCTGCCATTGTGACGTTGGCGTAGGGAATAGTCGGAGTGCCTGCCTGCCATGAGCAAGTTGACCAGATGGATGCGGTGTAGTCCCCGTCTACTGCTGTTGCAGTCCAGTGGGCCGTAATGATGAAACCGTTTGAGGTTTCGTAGTTTGTTTGGGTAATTGTCCAAGTGGTGGTCATGGTGTCTCCAGTGCAGTGATACGGGCGGTGAGTTGGGTGATAAGGGTTTGTTGCTCTTGGATGGCTTTGACAAGAGTAGGAATCAATGTTTCATGGTTGATGTTCTTGTACTCAATGCCGTCTGCATCAGCTTTTGATGTATTGACACATTCGGGGAATACTGTTTCAAACTCTTGGGCAATAAAACCAGCAACATCTTTTTTGTCTTGACCTTTGCCTTCTTTCCAATCAAATCGTCTTGGTTTTAATGCCATGATTGCATCAAGACCTGTATCAATGTCTCGGACGTTTTCTTTAAGACGTTCGTCAGAAATGGCAGTAATTACAATTGAAGTGGCAAAAATAGTTCCACCCATGCCTACATAAAAACGATATGCGCTTGCACCAGTTGAATATGCTTCATAAATAGTAGTGGCATCTGTGCTTGCGGCATTTACAGTAACTGGTCTTTTAGTTAATACTTTAAATCCATCGCCAATAGTTCCAGAAGAATTATCAGTACCCACCATGAAGTTACCGCTGGGGTCGATACGGGCGCGTTCTGTTTGGCTACCAGCAACCGCATCGCCTGTGTAAAAGTAATGCCCTCCAGAATTAGCAGTGCCTTGGGAAAAATAACCCATACCACCAGCGCCAGCGGCATTGGTAGAGCCATTCCACCGAGCCAAGCCAACAGCAAAGTTTGTACTGCTGCCGTCTCCAAGAGCCAATGCACCTTGCGACTGCGCAGCGTTACTGATTTTCAAAAGATCAAGGACTTGAAGTCGTGCTTGAGGCGAAGTCGTCCCAATACCCAAGTTGCCGCTGGAGTCGAGGGTGGCTCTTACAGTATTGCTTGTACCAAACTGAATTGGATATGCACCATTGTTTGACAATACAGTTGCATACGCAGATGAACCAGAAACAAGGTTTCCACCAGAACTGTTTTCAGTTCCTACTGTGGTTACTGTAGTGTTGACAAATGTTTGATATGCAGAATTTGTTCCAGTCGCAGTGCCTACTTGTACTTTTACATCAGTTGATGCGGTTGGCTGGTAAACATACAATTTAACGCCAGAAGGAATAGACGTTATCCCCACACCCAAGTTACCGCTGCTATCCAGCGCCAAACTACCCGCTGGCGCACTGCCGCTGAAGCTGTACGCTGTGCCGCTTGTGCCGCCGCTTAATGTGCCCGTAAAAGTTGCCGTACCCCCAAGAGCAATAGATAGAGCAGGAGTTCCATAAACACTAGAGCCGTATCGTGCAAAATTGATGTTGCCTGCTGTGTCTGCGTAAAGACCCCACCCAGCAGAGTTGCTATTGCTTTGAAGCAGAGTCAACTGGTAATTATCAGATGCGGGTTTAATCGTAACGCCTGTAGAAAAAGCAGTGCCGCTACCAAAATTTACTACGCCCGTAGCACTCAGCGTCCCGGTGACTGCTAGGCCGGTGGAGGAGAATGTGCCAGCAAGCGCACCACCATTACCATAAATCTTGACCTCTTTACCATAGATATCCAACGGTTGAAGGATTGTGTCTCCGCTATTTCGTGAGTATATTGACACGCCAGAATTTGCTGCAAGTGGCGTTACATAAAGCTGATCTCCACTACTAGACGCAGAAAGAGTCAGTGCTTTATTAGTTGCAGCAACCGTAGCACTCAGCGTAGTAAACGCACCCGTGGCAGGTGTCGTAGCGCCTACTGTGCCGTTCATTACCGCACCGGTTAGCGTCTTGTTGGTCAAGGTGTCAGTCGTTGCTTTACCCACCAAAGTGTCAGTTGCAGCAGGCAGCGTGAGCACCGTAGTGCCAGCCACCGCAGTCGCAGCAACTGTCGTAGTGCCCGAAGTAGAACCAGCAAACTTGACTGTACCCGCAAGAGTCAATGTCTTGCCAGTGCCAATGTTAAGGCCCACGCTTGTGCCGGTCCCAGCCGCTGCGAATAATGCGTCTACCGAGTCAAGATCGGTATTGATCTTTGTACCCCAAGTGTCGGTACTGGCCCCTACCTCGGGCTTGGTGAGTAGTAGGTTGGTGGTTGTGGTATCTGCCATGATTTGCTCCTATGCAATAGCTTGCCAAGTTTCTGCGTTATCTGAAATTGCTGTCCATGTTTGTGAAGTGTCTGTGCCTGGTGTCCAGCTCTCGGATGTATCAGAGATAGCTGACCAGGTTTCGGGAGTGTCTGACTGACCTGACCAGGTCTCTGGTGTATCAGGCGTAACGCCCCACCCGTAACCCAATATAGTGCCGACAGAACCCGTAGCACTTACCCCAATTATCGCTACCGAAACGCTGTTTGTGACGTTACCAGCATTTAATGACGCGCCCACGCCAGTGATAGCCTGGAACGTGAACACCTCACCCGTCATTGTCCCAGCGGACAGGGTTGAGGCATTGCCACTCAAAGCAAAAGAAGTATTCCCGCGAGATACAGTGCCAACGTCAGCGGTTAAGGAATTACCCGATACCGCCACTTCCTTGGCAGGCGCCACCGTGCCAGGTGACAGGGTTGACGAATTACCAGTGACCGCCTTGGTGCTGGACAGAGTAACCGAGCCAGCGGACAAGGTTGCCGCATTGCCGGTGATGGCCACCGAGACTGACGCGACAACAGTGCCTACGTTGCCGGTGGCAATGACGCCGTCCTCTTGCTCGGATATGTTGACAAGAAAAGTGCCAACGTCCCCAGTTGCCTGATTGCCGCTGACAACGACATTGCCTATTCCATAGACGCCCTTGCCGTAATAGCCAGAGCCGTATGCAGCCATATCGCTGCCCCCAGGTTATGCCAGCCGAATCAGGCCGGTGCTGGAGTCATTGGTCGGCATGGTCAGGGTAAACGTACCGGCGGTCACTGTCTGTGACCCAAAGGTATGCACGCTGACTGCCTTGTTGCTCTGGCTTGAGTTGTAGAGGAGCACGGCATCAAATGCCGTAGCCAGCGTGACGCTGCTAAAGACAATGCTCGCGCTGGGAGTGAGAAACGCCGTAGTGCTTGTGGAGGACGGAGCAGTACCAAACGTGACCGCAACACCCCCAGCGGTATACCCAGTGCCACTTACCTCGTTGGTGGCGCTATAGGCTGTTGTAGTGGCGTTGACGGTGGCGCTTGCTAGGTACAGGGCAGCCTTGAATGTGTCCGCTGTAGAGACAGTGTGCGCAGGCACTCCAGTACCGTTAAACGCATGAACAGCGTTGAGCAAGTCAACCTTGAATGATGTACAGAGCGCTTGCGTATTGGCCATATATATTCCTATCCAATCATCGCCGCGACACACTCTGCCGTGACGTTCTTTTTCAACAGTACATGAACTGATCTGTGGACCAGTTCCCCATCCAACCAGTATTCAGTCCAACTGGTCAGCTCGTTATCGTTCTCAATAGCGCCCTCTTGCTTCACCAGCAAAGAGTCATCCATATCACCCTTAGTAGTCGTGACAATCATCCAAAGCTCCTAGCACGCGCAGCCATAGCACCACCAGACGTAGAGCCACGGTCATCTGCCGTCTGAACATCGGTCAATGCCCTATCGTACAGGCTTGACCACACGGGTATTCTCGCATCATCCTGCAAGTATGGCGCGGCCTGCAACAGGCTGCCGTAAAGGTAAATATCGGGGCTTGATTCCAACAGAAAGTTGCTTGATACCGAGGATGACAGCTTGGTTAATTTAGCGTAGTACACCAGTTCGGTGGCATACGTTGCATCGGGGGCAGGCACTAGCCTGATCTGGCCGCCAACAATGCCAAAGTATTTGGGACGCGAGGCAGCAGAATAATGCCGAGCAAGATCATTCAGCGCGTCAATGGTCTGGAACACCAAAGGCGTGACGGGGTTTGTGCCGGTAAGCTTGAGTGATTTTGTCTCAAGGAAATCACTAGGTACGGCGCCATATTCGGTAGAGAAATTGGCACTGGACCTGTTAATCATCTGCCTGGTGCGTAACTGGCGCTCAATCTGCGCCTCTGCCAAAGAGATAAAGTCGGCAATGGCAGACGTTAAATCGGTGCGGTTAAGCCAATCACCGATTGATGTCTTTAACTCCGTGTACGTTGTCAGAGCCATTACGTTGCCTTTTCCTGTTCTTCAAGCTCGCGCATCACCCAGGTGTGGTCGTGCTTGAATTCAAACGTGCCGATGTGACCAATCTCTTTGCTCACGTCATGGTCAATGTGGATTTTAAACCCTGCATCCTTGGCTTTGCGGCAGAAGAAAATATCCTCGCCAATGTAGCCGCGCTCCTTGGGACGCCACGGCGTCTCAAACCAAGGCTCTGACAGCTTCTCAAAGACGTTACGCTTAATCAGCATCACGCCCATGCCTATGGAGCCTACTTCCTCTATGCCGGTGGACTCGGGCATGGTGTACACCAATTCGCGCTTGCCGTCAGGTCCGTAGTTCTGCGCGGTGGGTCCCGTAGGCATCCTACGCCGTGCGCAGTTGGTGGCCACAATGTCCAGGTCGTGCTTGAGTAACCGGCCAACCATGTCCTGCGGGAACGTCATATCAGAATCAATGAACAGAATATGCGTGCAGCCCTCGGCCATCGCGTCCAGCGCCAGGTCAGCGCGCTGGTTCTGTATCAACGTACCCTGCATGATCTTCAAAGATACCGCGTCGGTGGTGTTGATAGTGTGATACGCCACCATGTTCACCAGGCAGTAGGTGAAGTTTGTGTGGACCATATCACGCGCTGGAGTGCAGACTGCTACATAGTTCATACTTGTCCTGGGCGAGTTCTAAAGTATTGGTTTTCGGGATCGTTGAGCCAGCGTTTCATGTACGCCTGATCGTCTAACTTACCCTCTGCCTTGAGCTTGAAGTACACACTGAGTGGTATGGACGCCACGCGGCTCCACTCTCCATACTTGTCGTGCTTCTCGCCCTGGTTATAGATGCTGCGGTTTTCTTCAATGATCGCCGTTACATCTTGACTTGTCTGAATGGTTGCCTTGTCAGTTTCCTCGTCGTAGTGCCACGTCCGAGTGATGCCAAGGTCTGCGTTTGTGTCAAATATTCTTGATTCGCTCATTTAAAAAAGGGACCAGGTTTCCCTGATCCCTTCCATGTTTGATTACGAAGTAATCAGGTCAGCGGCCAGGCCGTGGGCATTTTCTGCTAATACAAGGTGGCCGAATTCGACAAGCAAAAGTCGTTTATCGGCATCGCCGGTTTTAGCCAGTTCGATCTGCTGGTAAGGACGCAAGGTAGTTACCTTTGCGTACTCAGGGTCAAGCACCCATGCATCACGCTCACGCTGGAAGCGGTTGGGAACCACTTGCACGTTACCGAAATCGCTGACATAAACATCGGCTGCACCAATGATGGTTGCAGGCTTTACGCCTCCATCAATGTTGAAACGCGAGGACGCAATACCAGCAAAACCAGAGACGCGCTGCTTGTTCACAGGACCAGTCATCAAGATTTTTGGAGTACCGCCAGCGGACCAGACTTGCTGGATGACGTTCTTCAAAATGGTTTCGGTGAAGGTACGCACGTTACCGTCAGTACGGGCGCTGTTTGGCAGCGTCGAGTACGAAGGGTTAACGCCATTGGTCTGCATATCAACATTGGTCTTGATAAACGCACCAAGAGAGGCAGTACCGCGCGCAACGCTAGTGCTACCAGCGGCAGCAACTGCACCATTAAGCATGGTGAATTCTTGGTCACGCTTCAACTCAGAACCGCGCTTGGCGATCTGATAAGCCAACTCAGAACGACGACCCGCCTTGTTAACCACTTCCTCAGTTGCGGACAGGACAATAGTCTTGCGCGAAATCTGAGCGTAGTTTTGCAAACGCACGGTAGCGACAACAGCATCAAAGGACGAAATATCGTCTCCCTCAATCTGTTTATTTGCCGCTGCTGAAGCAAGGGTATCCGTTTGCCATTCAAAAAGAGTATTACTAATAGATTGGCGACCAATGTTGCTCATGTACGGTACATCTTCCGGTGCAATATTGGTAATAATATTGCTCAAATCCTCCCGAATACCTTTGGCATCAAAGGTGGTGAAGGTGTTAGTTACGATAGTCATGATTTACTCACTTCAATAAAAGTTCAATTGCGGAGGCCGCGTCATTGACGCGACCAGTTTTTGCAAGACGCTGTTTTGCGCGAGTAGCTTCACTTGTCGTGGAGACACGCCCTGCTGCACCTGGCTTGGCAGGACGTGGACCATTGTTCACCACCGGCTTGATAGACTGTCTCTTGCCCATCATCTGCTCGTACAGTGCCGCTTTACGCAACACGTTAACGACGCGGTGGTCGAATATGTTCTTCAGTTCATCAGTGCTAAACCCAGCCTTCTGGCCGAAGTCAATGAGCAATTCTTTCTCTTTTTTCGCCTTGTTTGGGTCTTTCCAATCAGGCAAAACCTTCAGCAGTTCATCTTGCTGCTGCGCAAGAAAAGACTGCATCTGTTGAGCTTGCTCCTGCTGTGAAATCTGCATAAGGCGCTGCTGCTCAAATTGAATAGCCTGCGACTTTGCTTGGTTTTCACGCATCACCTCTTTCTGCCGCACCCACTCGATGGGGTCCTCTTGGTAGAGGCGATCCCAGTCGATATTAGGCTGCGCGGCTTGCTGAACCTGCGACTCCAATGCTCCTAACAACTGAGCGTACTGACTACGCTCGGCGCGAATGGCCTCGGCTTCCGACTCAACTTGGCGTCGAATTTCGGCAATTTGCTGAGTCTTTCGCGTGTAGTCCTGAGTCCGCGAATATCCCTTTTGAAGTTCGTCCAGGGTTACAGTAACCTCTGTCCCGTCGACTTTGACGGTAAAGGTCTGATTTGGCTTTTCTTCTTCAGAATCTTCACTTTCCTCTAACTGTTCGCTATCCGTTACATCATCGGTTGCGTCTGCATCTTCCGCTGATGTCTCGTCTAGCGCCGCCGAATCGCCTTGCAGCGAATCGTCCAACGTCTCATCAATTGACTGTTCTCCCTCATCGGGCAGCATTGCTGAGAGTGCCTGGGCCGCTTGGTCCAGATTCATGGGTCCCGCAGAACCCGTTTGTGCTTGTTGCATAAATGTCCTTACCTATTCGCACGCTCGATAGCGCGTTGCGCCACCTTTGCGTTGTCAACAATCTTTTGCAATTCGATCTTTAGGTTTTCGATTGCCTTTAGCATGGACCAGGCGATCTCTCGCTTGGCAGACTCCTCTGGTTTCGTTGACCGAAAGTACCAGAGCTGGTCGTTCTCCATCTTGTTGATTGCCATGTTGAAGGTTTCATCCTCCAGCAACTGGCCAGCCTTTCGGCCCTTGCGTACAAGTTCTTCATTCTCCATTTATGCCATTCCATTTAGGTTGATGGGCGCAGCCGCCGACATCTGGGCTTGTGCCAGGGTAGTCTGCTGCTGCATCGCTTCTCGGTTAAGACTTTGCTGTGCTTCAATCTCAGCCGTAGAAATCTGTGCGTTGTACTTTAACTCAAGTTCGTATTTCTTTAAGTACAACTCTTGTGCCAAGGCATCGCGCCGGTAGTCATCATCGCGCACCATCTGCTGGTGCTTTAGCTCCAACTCTGCCGCCTTCTTCTGGATGTCGGCCTCAATAGACTTGGCCTGCACCTGCGCCAGCACCTCCTCTGGGGTAGGCTTTGGCTGCGGTGGGGCTGGCGGCTGGTAGTCGGCAGGCACGTCATTGAAGTACCGCGAGGCATCCTTAAACCCAGAGAGCTGCACAATCTGGCGCAGGGTATGGGAATACTGAGAGGGGGTCACCAGCGGGTTTTGTGGGCCTAACTGGGTTAGCGCCTCTTGCTGCTTGGCAAGGATCATCATCAGCGCCTGGATGCGCTCGTTGGTGTCTCCATTGCCCAAGCCAATGTTGATATGCACGTCCATCGCAGAGTTCCACGCACGCGGGTCCATCTGCACAAACTCGTTACTCAAACGAATCATCCTTGGCTTGTCCTGGTGCGTCACCAGTAGAAACAATATGCCCTTGAACAGTTTCTTCATGCCCTCGGCCATCAGTCGTGCTTGCAACTCGATGCGCCCCTGGCTTGCGCTGATGGTGGCCGCAACCGCTGCCTTGGTGCTCGACTGCAAGGCATCAGCGTTTAGACCCATCGCGGCCTTGCTCATGCCGGTGCGATCCTCTTTGATCTGGTCGATGTAGTCCAGCATCGGGAACGCCGCCTGGCCCACAAAGGGATTGCTAAAGGGCTGCACCATCCCAGGCTGACGCATACGGATAACGGCCCCCGTCTCGTTGTTGAGCACGTCATCCATGTTGACCATGCCCTCGACCACCGCAGTGCGCGGATGGATTGACTGCGCCAGCGAATCAAGCGTATTCCTCAAAATCTCTGACTTGATCTCTTGGATGTCGTGCGTAATGTCAAAAATGGACATCGCCTCCAGTGGGCTAGTGTGTGGCTCTGGGTCGCAAGGAAAGTCAACAAACGGAATGTAGGACGCTGGCAGGTTGCGCACTACCTTGTAGCCAGAGCCAATTAAGCAAATCTTGCGCAGCTCTGCAATGCCGTCGCCGTCATAGTCAATGCGCGAGTACGCCTCAATGTACAAAACGCGCTGCTGCATGGGGTTGGCGCTATCGTTCATGCCAAACCCTGTAGATACGGGCTGGCGTGCCAGGTACTCCTCATTGCTGTCCAAGTCGGTGGACGTGATGTTGTCGCGCACCTCGTCCTCGTCGTAGCCCATCGCCACCAGTTCCTGTACCGTGGCCATCATGCGGTGGGCAATCAATGCTGCATCATCAAAGGACCTGGCGCGCCTATCAAGCAGCAACTCCTCCGGTGGCACGGCCATGATGTTAATGCGGCCTTCTTTTAACACGCGCTTGATCTGCACGTCGTGCAGCATCGGCGGTGGCGGCATGGGCATCGGCTGGCCGGTCATCGGGTCAACCTGTGACGTTATGTCACGCATTGCTTGCTCGGCGGCAGCGTCAGGGTAAGAGACAACAATCTTCACCTCGGCATCTTCTTGCGCAAGTATCTGCAAAGTCTGGTCATCCAGCCCCGAATACTCCTCAATGCGGACAGTTTCTGTCTCCTCCCACCAATACTTAGCAATCCCGCATTTCCTGACCAGGCTATCCTTGAAGATGGCGTAGGTGGTCATAAACCCGTTGTTGTCCGAGTTAAAGACAAAGTTTGCGTAGTCGGTGGCCTGCTTTGCGGCGGCTACGTCCTCTGGACCCTCTGGCACAAACTCGACCACGTTCTCGCTAGAAAAGAACACCCGCATCAAGCTAGGCATCATGGCCGATACGGTATCGCGCACCTCCATCGCCACCACTTGGCTGCGGCCATCTTCCTCATTGCCAAATCGGTCACCACGGTAATACTCAGTACCTCGCGCACGGATGGGCGAGAGATAGGTGTCCACATAGCTCACGGCGTCGGTCAGGTCCTGGCCAATAATTGACTCAAGCTCGGCATCATCCATCGGCTCCATAGCCGATACGTCGGTGGTAAGTAATTCGTTCATCATTTTGATTTGTTCCTTGCAGATATTGCTTTTGCCTTTGCGCGAGCATCTTCCTTGGAGGACGCGCCCCACGCTTTGAGGGATAACAGCAGCCTGGTCGGTTCGCCATCTTTCATCTCAGGGCCAGGCATATTGCCCATTCTCGCAAGGAATGACGCCCTGCGCGGGTTGTCACCAGACTTCACGGGCGCTTTTAAATCCATGCCCTGGGCCTTGGCACTTGCGCGCCCCTTGGCGTTTAAGCCACCGCTGGGACTCTTTCCCTCACTACGCTGCCAGGCCGGTGTTTTCATTTAATGCCCCAAAAATACAAATCTCTTGGAGATTGGCTTTCGCTAAATTCATGACGTGAAAACCTTTTAGCCAACAAACCAAAGTGTCCCGCCTCAAGATTCATGTAGTAGTCATTGGTAAATGGCGCATCACGCGGCGACGTTCTCGTTGTCCCGTGCTCCTGCCTACCCGTAGTCGCGCAAGAAAATACAACCAGGCCGCCAACCCTCACCAGGTCAATCATCTTGGTAAATGTCTTGCGCCAGTGCCGGTCATGCTCAAAGCACTCGCACGATATGGCCACATCAAAATAACCATCAGCGTGTGGCAACTCGTGACCCGCGCACACAATGTCAACGCCCTCACCCTCGCCCAAGTCGCAGCCCACATATTCTTCAGAGCCTGAGAAGAACTCACGCACGCTGCCGTTGATGTTCAGTGAGCCAACCTCTAAGACCCGCCCACCCGCAAAAAACTCAGGGAAGTGTGCCCTGACGCCACTGACAAAATCAATTTGTGCTTGGTGACTCATTTGAACCAGACCTCTGCATAGTGTG